CAAGGCTATATGTACCATCCCCATTACGTTGTTGTGTTGTTACTTGTACGACGCAGCCAGTGCCCGTATACATAGCTTTAGTACTCTTCATCCAACCTTCTTTTTGACTGGATGCTTTACTTAAAAGCTTGAATAAGTCTTCACCAAAAATTTCAACATCTGGGACATTATTTCGACATCCATTCTGATCAGTGTTACCTAAGGATTTGTTAGCCATTATTTGCTCTCCAATTCTGATAATTTTTGCTTCAACAAGTAACCTTCAAGCATCCAGATCTTGTTTCTGGCATTATCATAGGCAATTTTCTCACCAATCTCAGCATTAAAATTTTCAGGACTGGCACATGCACTTTCTCCGGTTACTGTAAACCCATTCTGCAATGTTATGCAGCAGACCGTTAAACACGAATCTGAAAATACATGAAAATCTGATGTTTTTATTGTCTGATCAATTAACTCAGGAGTTAAACGTGGAGCTGTTAAACCTTTTTCTTGAATTTCTTGTTCTATCTCTTGTTCTGAACTCATAGTATTTTTACTCTTAATTTACATCAGGTGATACTGACTTGTATTTCCATGTAAACTCTTTATAGATATTTCCTGTTTTACATGCATTTCGTATTCCTGATACAGGAATACTTAATTCTTTACTTGCTATAGTGGCAGCAATAAATTCATTTACTACTCGCCCTTCACAATCTATTTGGAGTATGGCTTTACCTTGCCGATTACTATAATTAGACTGTACTAAAAATTCTTTAGGCAAATCTGCTTTAGAATTACCGTATGCCCATCTAAACCCTTTACTAGGTTTATGGTTTTTACACAGTATACCTATCATGCTTCTAGTAATGTTTCCTTCCATTCCTTCAGCTTGTTTTGCTGAATTATAGGAAATAATAAATTCACCTTGTAAGGTATATTTACTGACAGCTTTTAATTTATCTCTACGACTATTCTTATTAACCGTTATCCACCTACAGTTTTCTTTAGTATAGTCACCGTTCACATCTAATCTATCTAGAGATAAACCTGGTAACCAACTTTCCGCCATATCCTCTTTAAATCCTATGTAGTTTTCCCACTTTGCACAATAAGTAATACCTCTGCCTCCATACCTAGGATATTTTTCTGTATTTGGGTTATTGCACCGCTGTTTCATAGCATTCCATACAAAATAGAATGGTGTACCAAAATCACCGTGTGTAGTCATATAGTTATCTCCATAATAATAAAAAATAACTATAACATACTACACACAGTAAAACTATAACTAAATTTCAGCTACAGACTTGGCGAGAGCTATCCTCTCGGGACGTAACACCATGTACCCATAATAGAATTTCAAACTTGAGTAACCTACTTCCCCAAATGGCTCGTCTATTGAATAAGACTGGGGACTTTCTGGTTTAATATTTTTAATATTAAACTTAGTAGTTTTACCATCTGTTTGGAAACCAATAGTAGTAAATGAAGAATCACCTACAACAAGCATAGGGAACACATCATATTTACCGTCAGTCTCTCTATAACCTGCATTAACAGCGTTTACTCCGCCGCCTGCACCAACAGTAGCACCAGCACCTGCAAAGTACGCCATTTCAGCTACAACAACGACACGGAAACCGCCAACAGCACCAATCTCACCATTGATAGTATTTGGAGAACCATTGGTTGAACCTGTATAAGCATAGTGCTCTACACCAATAAATGCCTGATTACCGAAGAAGTCAGTCATACGTCGAATTGTAGGAACTAATTCAGAACCAATATACAGATAACGTGCACCTCTAATTACAGCAGTATCAATCATGCGTGAACCAGTAATAACTTTAGTCTGTTTAGGACATCGGTTATTATCTAAATCAATCTCCATACGCATGAGATCTTCATAAGTAATTACACTAGGAGTAATAGTTCCACCATCATTAGTATCACCAGTAATTTCAGAAGTAGTTGTAGCATTACCACCAAAACGTACTACACCTGCAGAGTTAAGTAAGTCAATCTGTAACAGATCTTCCGTAACCTCATTAGCTGCATTCAACAATTCACGAGTACAATGCATATCCAATTCAGGATCAGAATCAAAATCCATAGACTCNTTGGTGTAGTCATAGAACATACCGTACTTTTCTAAATTACCTTCCAGTAAAACACGGGTATGACTTACACGATTAACTCGACCACCATTCTCAGTAAGAGCAGGCATCTTAGAAGTCATCGTACCAACATCTCTAGATGAACCATATAGATTCCCTCTAGCAGGTACAGCAACACCTTCATCAATTACCCATGCAGGAGATAAGGCTTCTAGGGCAGACTTGGTAGTAGCATAATTAGTGTTAAAAACACCTAATTCTTTAAATTTATTTTCTGCATCAAGTTTAGCAGCAGCTAAAGCAGCAGAATCACTTACACCTTCACCTGTAGCATAGGTAAATACAAAACCATTACCAGTAGAGGTAAGATCTGGATTTTGAATAGTGATAGTTACACTACGAGTAGTAGTCAAACCAGCAGCATCAATACCTTGATCATTGATATTTGCATCATCAAGCATAGGCAGATAATGAACTCGTTTAATCTTCTTACCCATGTTTTTAGGCATAGAAGTAACATCAGCTAACGGAGAAAAATATTGCTCTTTACGAATCTCAATAAGAGCTTTCTTTTGATACCAATCGGTACGGATTTGATCACCAATACCAGAAGGAGTACCACCAACGGGATCATTATACTTTGACATTTGTATTCACCTTTAAATTAAATAAACTCATCTTTAACCATTTTCTCAAATTCATCATCTGACAGAGATAATGGATTGTAGTTACTGTCTACATTCTTAGATCTAGACTTTGACTTAGTTGGAGCAGCAGCTCGTTTTCTATCTTTGAGTTTAGTATCATCCTCGGGTGTAGCAATTGATTCAGGTGTTGCTTGTTTAACATTAGCAGAGGGTTTCTGATTATTTCCTATCAGCTTTCCTTCACTCTGTAACAAGTCACCTACTTGTTTGTACGCCTGTAGATCAGATAAGTTCTTAAAATTGCCTAGCATACGTTGATTTTCAACGATATTATTAATTTGATCGTATATACCTGTCTCCATATGATCATTGATTATTTTTATTAGGCTAGGATTCTCAGAAACAATATCTCTACTATTGTCATCCCACTTATTACCAATAACATCAACAGTCCTTTCAAAAGATTGTGTATCTTGGATTTCACCAAGAATCTGATCTAGTTCTAGCTGGCTATCAGGTACAGTATAAGTATTAGGGGAGTACTCAGTATCTTTTTCTATATCAATATCTAGTGGATCAATACCACTATCTTTAATGAATTTTTGAATAGCATCTGGATTCTTCTTATTTAGGTCAATAAGATAACTCAGTTTGCTTTCATCTAATAGTTCATTATTTTCAAGCATCTTCATTAGCTTAAGATTAGGCTTTAATGCTGCCATTTTCTTATTGTAATTGGCTCCCATTTTCATAAGAGTTAATGCTTCATCCACATTATTTACTTGCATATCTTTGCCATTAGCTCTAAACGTAGAGGTAATTTGCTCATATGCAGCTTTATAATCTATTTCATTTTCTTTAGCGTCTTCATCAGATTCTTTCTGACTTCCTTCATCAGATTCTGAATCCTCATTTTCTGACGTAGCATATCGGTCTTCATTCTCTTGAGGTTGCTCTTCTGCCTCAGAATCAGCAGACTCTTCTTTAGCCTCTGACTCGTTGGTATCAACTTCTTCCTGTGGAGAATCACTCTGTTCTTCTTTTTTATCCTGTACAGGCTCTTCCTCTACATCCGTAGGCATAGGCTGATTTAAGAAATCTTCATCAGATAGGGATAAATTATTATCTGCCATAATTATTCAACTCCCATATCTAATTCAGCCTGCATTTCCTGTAAATCATTTATAGATTTTTCAGAATTTTCAGCAGCTAAATTGATACCAATAAAATATTGCTTCAATTCACCTATAGCAATAATACTGTTATTCAAACCTTTTTGCCTGTTCTCATCTAACATTGCTGGATTAGCTTTTGCTAAAACTACTTTACTAGCCTCATTAATAAAATATCCCTGTTCAATAATAGTTTGAAAATCTTTATTTTCAGATAATCTTTTAAGAGAATCTGCAAATGCTAAAACTTCTTTATGCTGACTAATAGCATCATCTATTTGTTGAGTTGTTACTGTCATTTAATTTCCTTGTGTCCTCTATAACTTGTCGTCTAGAGATTACTAGCTCTATTACAATGGTTAAAGCTTAAACCATATTTAAATTAATTAGAAGCCTTGCCTTTCAACAAGTTATCTACGATCTTAGTCTTAGTTTGTGCATCAGCTTGGCTAGTAATTCGATCAACATCTCTAGCGTGCTTAGTCCCACTTTCCTGTTCAACATAATCCAAATCATGAAGATCAGCCTTACTCTGTGTAATATTAGCTTTAGCATCCTCTACAGGAACTCTAGCTATATCAAGTTTAGCACTTGCCATATTCTCAGCAGCTTGGGACTGTAATTTCTGTATTTCTGCTTTCACTTTTTCTATCTCTAGCTGTTTCAATTGTTCCTGTAGTGGATCAGGCTTAGGAGTAAAGTCTAGGATTTTCTTAGACAACTCTGGCATTTTCCTAAGTTTAGCTATATCTGCAAGAATTATTTGAGTAAATTCCTGTCCCATACTCTGAGCAGTGGTCTGTAACATAAATGCTAATTCTTGTGCTTTTTCGTTATCAGCCTCTGGAGTAGATATTGTCAATGTAAGATCAATATCCCCTACCAAATCATCTCTACGAATTTGAACAAACTCATCATTCGTTATGCGTATAACTTCTAATTCACTCAAAAACTCACGATTCATTGAAACGAATTTCTTACCAATATTGATAATACCCTGAGCAAGTCTTCTCAATATGTCTAATTCTCTCTTACTGGTAGCATCCAGAGCACTTCTAATGCCTGTAGCTGTATCCCCTAGGGCATTACCACTAATGCCTGAAGAAAAGGCTTTAACGCCCGTTAAGGACTCTGCCTCTTGATTCTGCAAAGCCAGCATATTTAAAGCTGAAGCAGGTACTTCAGGATAGGTGTGCATAAACACAGCCTGTCTAGGATCTACTTGAGGATTAAATAGATAATCTTGTCCATTATCAAATTTACGTTTATTGCTTAAATCAAGAGCATCCTTTCTAATACCTACCTGACCATTAGCTGATCTACCCATTATATCAATCATTCCACGGGTAACTGCACCAATAATCTTTTGATTGTCTTCTAACAACTCACCATCAGGTTCCCCATACATAGACCTCCGTATAGGCAAATATTGAGAAATGACAAATGGAATCTTTTTATCAGGGAAAGGATTTAACTCTAATCGAATTAAAACATCTCCTGCCCAAACAGCAACAATAGGTTCGGTTACACCTGAACCATCAATATCCCAATATCCCCAGTATTCATAAGCAACAAACTTCTTACGAGAATCATCAGAAAAATTAAAAGAAGGCTGTATTCGATCTCTATTATTATCAAATCTATGATCTGGCTCACCTAGTAAGCTCATATTGCCAATATTTATTTTATCTAAATTTTTGTATTTATTCTGTTTTTTCAATTCTGATAAGCTAGTTTCAAAACTAAAAATAACAAATCCTGCCTTATCTATATCTCCTAAAGCAATAGGATCTATAATTACATTATAGGAATCACACACTTCAACAGTAGGTTGGTTAACCAATACCTTAGTTACTTCTTTTATAGAAGATCCAACTAATTTAGGAACAATGGGTTGCTGATTAGCCATAGTTAATTCATGGGCTATCTGCATTTCTTTTGGAGTTTCTAATTTATATTTAGCAATGTCTTGTTGCATTAATTGATGCAACTGTTGGTGCATTGCTATAACTTGAGGATCATTAGAAATGACATATTCAAATTCAGGGACTTTCTCTTTTACAATTTCTTCTTGGTAATCCCAGCCAACCCTAGTAATTACTGTCCCTTCATCTACTGCAGCTCTAACATAGTCATTGATAAACTTTACTTTTTGAATCTTAGTATTGAATTGGTTATTCAGTACTAATCCATTTTGGATTGCAGATTTTTTATCTTCAAAAGTAACAGGATCAGCATTAAATAAATCCACTGTACTAAGGAATGGTTCGGACAATGAAGAGTATCTCCATTCAGCCTGTTTACGAATGAGCTTAGGCTGTATAGAGGATTTACCATTAATCTTCTTTGGTTTAGCTCCACCCTGAATATTAAGATTATTGAGCCAATACTGTATCTTAGCTATCTGTGCATCATGATCAGGTTTAGCCTCGTTATAATCTTTTTTTAGGTCTTGTAAGCTTGGTGGATATTTCCAATCAGTAAGCTTCTCTTCTTTATCCTCTTCTTCATCACTCTCAGACTCTTCATGATTACCTAGGTCATCAGCATCAGTAGTATATTTTTCATCTTCTTCTTCACGCATAGCCATTAACCTTTATTAATATACCGTCAGCATCATAGGAACTTTATTAATCTGAGTTTTACCATCTACAATAGTATTTAGTGTACAGATGGCTTTAAACACTCCTATAGTATCTGAGGATATCTTAATGAATGCGATATCCCCCTGAATAAAATCATCTGAAGAACTCAATCCAGTAGATAATTCCCAAGTAGCTGAAACAATAGTTTCTGTAGATGAAAAAGTACCTGAAGAATCTACAAAATAATCAGCAAAATTTATCCCATATAGTAAATTATCTCCTATATCTGAATCTGGCCAATGCTGACCATCCATTTCTAATCTACTATATTTTTTTGGATTCATTATGCTGTATCACCTTGTACCGAAATAGATCCAAAATCATTAGATGTAGCATTCGTATCTGCATCAATAACTCGTTTAAGCCAGATGGCTCTAGTATCTCCTGCAGCTAAATCTCCAAGAGCAACACCAAAATCAAAACCAACTGCTGAACTAAATGTCACGCCTAATGGAGCAGTAGTCTTATTAGAAATAGTTTGCTCTACACCATTAATAGCACTCGTACCCAAACCAATAGATAACGTACTTTTAGTAGAAGTCGTGGCAGCTAAAATAAATGCAACAGCATTTTGTAGAGTAAGGGTTGCATTTGTATTTTTGATATATATACACCTATACCCAGTTTGTCCATTCTGAGCACCTAATGTAGGGACAACATCAAAAAGATTATGTACTGTATTAGAGACAATTTCTGTAGCGACAAGAGCACCACCTAAGTTATTAGTGGATTGAAAATATTTTATCTCACTAGCAATTATTGACATTATTGTAGCTCCTGGTTGTGCATATGCACTCTATCAATTTTTGGATAAGTATATATCCTAATACCTGAACCTATTGTTGTAATACGTTCAATATCCCAATTAACATTTAAAGGGTTACTAACATTATTCACAATATCCCAATTAATATTTAAATCTACACCATTAATAATATTAAGAATATTCCAGTTAACACTAAGCTTTTTAGCTTTAACTTCTCTTTGGATATCCCAGTTAATTAGTAATGAATTAGCAACAATAGCCATATGTTATGTATTCTCTCTATGGACTTTAGACCTAACATCTAAATCTCGTAACAGTTGATCATCAAAATTATTACCAATCATTTCATTTAAATATTTAGGATTTTCTTTCAATTTTTTTGAGTATTTTAACTCTAGTAAATTTCTTTCTTGGTAGCACATAGAGAAAAAATCCAATAATACAGTCTTATACTTATTCCACCATTTAACACCATTTTCACCAAATTGAGCTGCAATAGTTTTATCAGGATAATCTTGCATATCTAATACATGCACTTTTAAGCATCCAAAATTAACTACACCATCTGCAGTAAGACTTATTTTAGGACTCCTCAATCCACGAATAGTAATAGTAGACTCTATAAAACTATGGTCAAGATCATTACTGGGCATAAACAATAGTCCTCTTATTATAAATTCTTAGATTTAATTATAATGCTGCTATATCTGAAGCTGCCTTATCCCGTATTGCCCTTATTGCATCCCTATCTTGACGAAGTTTTAATTCTTTAACTGGGTTATCTGGTTTTCCTTTATTTTTACCATCTAATAAATCAATAGCATCTGCCAATGCTGCAATTTGTTCAGCTAGTGTTAAAATCCCATCAATATCTTTTTCAGCTTTACTAAGGATTACTTGTTTTTTATCTTCCAAAGATTCAACAGGAAATAGAGACATGCCAGCAGGCACAGTATTTCCGATAGTATCTATTGTTGTCTTATTCCCATCAGAATCCCAGTAATCAGTTCCTCTAAAATCTGAAACAATATCCCAACCAGAACCGTTAAATACATTTACTTGATTATCCTGTAATACATTAGGTGCTACTATCGTAGAATTTGCAGGAAGTAAATGAACATCTTCCCCTTTTTTATCGGTCTCAAGAAGATCTAGTCGTGCTTTAGACGTTCCGGTATATTCATTATTTGCGTCATAATGGTAAATTAACATTAGAGTTCCCTATATCTTAATAATGTACATGAGTGCAATGTTTCGTGGTCTTGTTTCACTTCCACCTGTTGCCCCTGTGTTAGTCCCGCTAGTGTTTGGATAAAGACCCTTAACGCCTGTAAAAGCCCCTGAATATTCTGGGCCATATGAGTCTTTAGTATGAGTATGGCTTTTAAAATCATCAGATTGTGAACTACCAAATGTTCGTCCAGAATCAACACCTCGTCCATTATCAAAGCCACGGATAAATTCACCTCTCAAGTCAGGCAGTCCGAATGTAGTCGTCCCATCTCCTGACCCGAACACAGTACCAATTGCAGAAAATAAATCCGCATAAGTTGTTCTTGATACTGCTGAACCATCGCACTCCAGATGTCCTGTTGGGACTATATTTACTGCCATAGCAGATATACTGCCTGTTGGGGCAGACTGGAATGATGACAGCTCTTGTTGCACAAACCCTGTTGTTGCCAATTGAGTCGTGTTTGTTCCGGATGCGGCTGTTGGTGCAGTTGGTGTTCCAGTAAACGCAGGGCTTGCCTTCTCACCTTGTACAAACCCTGTTGTAGCAATCTGTGTAGTGTTAGTTCCTACAGCAGCAGTCGGTGCATCTGGAGTACCAATAAATGAAGGACTTATTTTCTCATTCTGAACAAATTCAGTAGTAGCAATAAGGGTAGAATTATCTCCTGCTACGGGGGTAGGAGCATTAGGAGTACCTGTGAATGTAGGGCTAGTTTTAGCATTCTCTACAAATTCAGTAGTGGCTATCTGAGTTGTAGCAGTTCCGATACTAGCTGTAGGGGCTAAAGGAATACCTGTAAAATTGGGACTATTTTTTTCTCCTTGTACAAATGCAGTAGTAGCAATTTGTACTGTATTAGTTCCTGCATTTGCCGTAGGAGCTAGAGGAGTACCTAAAAAAATAGGTGAAGATAAGCTGGCTTTACTGGCTAATGCATTATCTAAACCCGTAATAGCTGCAGTGGTATGAGAATTTACTGCATTTACATTCCCTAAATCGGCATGATTTGCAGTTACATTAACTGTTACAGAATCTGCATCAGAAGTAATATTTCCAAAACCTGTTGCTTTAAGACTTTTAAACTCTAAATTTACCAGAGTTTTCTGTAAAAAAAGTCCAGCACCTGTTCCTACATTAGCTGCAGTATTAGATTCACCTGAAGCAGCTACCGCTGAAGCTTTTTGAGCATAATGAAATGCTGAGAAATCTTGACGAATTCCGTCGTCAACTAAAACATCCTCAGCTTCGCTTGCCCATTTAGAAGCAAAATCTACATTAGCCTGTGTACCTGCTAAATTTGCTATAGCAACATTTGCTGAATTTGATGCATCTATTTGACTCTGTGCAGCAGCTAATTCGCTATTTCTAGCAGCTATTTCAGAAATACTTGCATTAGATGCAGATAAAGCACTCGCAGCTGCATCACTATTAACTGTAGATTCTACAGCCTGTGCTGCCTGGTTACTAGCCTCAGATTCACTAGCAGCAGTTTGAGCCAATATAACACTATTATTAAGATCACCAGCGATACCAGATAAATCTTGAATACCTGCTAGAGTAATAACATCATCAATGTTATCTGCTACTTTTTTTACAGTATCATATGCAGTACCTACATATTTCTCTACTAACCCTGTATTGGATATATTACTATTTACTATGCTCATATTATACCCAGCCTCTACTATCTAATTTACTATTTTCTGTGTCATCGGAATTGATAATACCCATTTCTGTAATCTTACTTATAGATGCTTCAAATTTTGCCATCTGCAATTGCCCCTCTGCTAATGATAGCTCAGTTCCCCTATTGATATTAACTCTAGAGCCAATATACAAAAGTAGTGCTTCTAGTAGACTCTCAGGTAGATCAACATTAACTATGGAAGGGTCAGTTATGGTGGATGATATTGTTGGGTGTTTTGCCCTATAAGTAATAATCATTTGATTAGCACTATCTGGATAAGGGACTTGGACTACATTATAAGAGGGTATGTGTACAGACCAGTATTTATCAGAACCATAAAATTCAGAACCTAGTCCTGACTCTGGAGTAGTATACGCATTCTCTTGGTTCAAATAGAGTTGTTCACCCTCTTCATTAAATACTCTTTCAATCTTTAGAACATCATCCTGAAAAGGAAAATACTGAGAATCCTCAATATATTTTATAGGTTCATTTGAATTTACATTCGTTACTGCAAACCTACTATCCAATTTATACATTGTAATTTGATCATACTGCTGCACTACTACTTCAGATCTCTTTAAATCAAATCTTTTATATAGCTCAGACAATGCTAGATTTATGGCTGGAATTACTCTAGGGTAATCTTGAACTTGAATACCCTGTGTATTCACACCCCCCATACTTAAATGGCTCATCTCACCATAAGAGAGTTGATCAAATATTTACTGCAAAAGCACAGACTTACTCCCTAAAAATAATCTAAATACTTAAAAAGTATAATGCAACCTTAATAGTTATACAATGTATGAAGCTAGAGTGTCAGGTTCATCCTCTTTCTCTATATCCCAGAGACCGTCAGACCTCTTCAATTGACTTCCTGAGTCATCAGAAGGTTTCCATACAGTAAGGCTCCCCAACATAGAAATAGTGTCTATAAAGTCATCATGCTTAGATCTGAACCCCTTGCTGGCTGCAAGAGATAACTCATCTATTGCCTCCATCATCTCTGCTGTTTTCTTTAGCTCTTCTGGAAAGAATATTTTCTTTAATTTAAACCAAGGTAATACAACATTAAATCTTTGCATTTTATTTGTTACAGGGCGGATACCTAGTACATTGCTATTCTGATCTGAGGCAAGAGTGAAATAGATATTTCTAGATAACATTTCTTTTTGAATCCATGAAATAAAACCCTTTTGCTGTCCTGAAATCTCTACACCTACAGATTGTGGTTTATATTTCTGAGCAAATCTAAAAAGATCATCAATATTAGCATCCATTAATTGACGTTTAACTATCCCATCAACCCAGAACCAGTCACCATTAGAATTAATAGCCCAGACAGAAATTACACTAAAATCTGAATAGGTAGCTTCTGAGGTAGCAAAATCAGTAGTGATATAGAAATTAAATGCTGTCATATTCCGTCTAACTGCAGCAACAGAATACCATTGAATATCTGAATCCTGAATAAGCCTGTCCTCAGCAGACATAATTCTAAGCATCATCTCTTGATTGAATGTATCTATTTTACCTGCTTTTACCGCTTTATCATATTTCTCTTTAACGTACTCATACGGAAACCTATCAGACCATGCCCCTCTAAATTCTTCTTTACTACATGGGAATTTTTCACATACAGGATAAACACTCGTATACCAAGCTCCACTCTCTACTGCTTTATACAGAGGATCCTTAGAATTGAAAGGTGTACCATTCCATATAATTTTATTTTTTGTAGGGTGTAATGCATAGTCAATAGCTTTGTAAACTGTGTCTTCAATTTTAGCTATGACTGTAGGAGATTTAGCATCATCATCTGATACCAAATCATCTAGCACTGCTAATGTAGGACGTACACCCATTTCTTTAGATCCGCGTACTCCAGTATTATGGGTTCTAAAATAATCTTCTGTAATGAATTGTTTACTGTCATTATCTATTGCAATACATTGACTGGGCTCATCCTGTATTCTGCTAATACTAATAACAGCCGATTTATCCCAGTGTTGTCGATCTTTTATAAATCTCTTTGCTTTTCTAGATAAATTAAAAGGACATTCATTAATCCAGATTTCTAATGTTGTAAACTGTTCTTTGTTATATGTTTGGTATTTAATATGCGCTTTACCGCCTAAACTTCTAACTAAGCTAGATACGTCTTCACATAATTTTGGTGAATTACTATAAAAAGAAATTCTACCTGAGCCATAAATAATACCACCAGTGTCTAATAACCCTCTCAGCAATTCCATCCTTTGTTTAATTGAGCCATAGAAATAAATTTCTGGAATGGATTTATCCTCACCATGTTTAACTAGACCCAAATCTCTAATTTCTTGGTTTATTCCTTTAACTGCCCAAGTCAATACAGACTCAGTTTTTTTATCTAGATAAGGCTCACCTAATTTATGTGGAATGGATTTTTTATACTCTGCAAAATCTTCTTCTAACCCAGTTATTACTGTACTGTTGTCATTTTTCTTAACACTGTCATCCCCTAAAATTAATCCTAATGTATAAGGGTCAATGGTAAATTCTTTTTTTTCGTATTCTAATGGCAGACAATTACGCACATAGACTATAGATTTAGTTGGTTTTCCAGAGTGGTTTTTATTATCTATTCTAGTGTGGGTAAGTGGGATATTTAACAATTCTTTAGTTGTTAAATTTTTATCTTCCCATCTAACTATATTGTCTGGATCAGTGTTTATGACTACAGAATTAATATGATCTTCACTTACTTTTATTGATCTGCCGTCTTTTAACTTTAAACAGTACATTGGCTTATTAAATATTTCACTTTTATTGATGATAGTGGCTAATTTACCATCTGCACCATAAATTTTATCACCAACTCTGCATTCACCAATCGTTGTTTTATCTTCTGGAGTGAATAATACAGAATCAAGGCTTAAAGCCATAGCACCATAACCCTTTACTATAAATGTACTTCCTTCCTTGTTTTTAAATTCCCATCTTATATCTGTAAATTTAATGGTAGGGATATACTCTTTTAAAAAACTGCTATTTTCCCATCTATGCTCTAAGTTTTTCCTCATATTCTTTACACCATTCTCAATACTGTCTGAGACATATAAAGCTAGAGGTATTTTTCCAAATCCAGGAATTGAGCCATACAAACCAATATATAAAAATAGATATTCTGCCATAAGTGAAGTTTTAGCAGAGCCTCGAAATAGCATATTAAGTATATTTTTCCGAGTAGTAGGTAGTTGATCTAGCATTTTATAATGTAATACAGGTGTCTTATTTTCTTCCCCTCGATCTCCATTAACTAACTTAATGAAATTAATAAATTCTAGGGAAAAATCAGTAGGGACATAATTCTCATCTATTTCATAAGAAACATTATTTAAATAACTTTCTACTGATTTTCCTGTCACACAAATGCCTTTAAATTAATGGATAATACTAGGTATAACAGCAGTATTGAGTACTATTGTAGGCTTAGCTACGCTAGATAGAAATGTAAGATTTCCTCCACTATTTGTAGAAGGAGTAGTTATCTTTACTGACTGAAAAGCTGTAATTGCCCCAGTACCTTTTAGTGTCCTTATGCCTGCACCAGAAACACTAGCATTTGATGTATTTATATTACCTGACCCTACCTTAGACAGAATACCATTTCCTGATAAAGTAGCAGCACCTACTGTAATATCTCCTGATCCTAATACTGTTCCTTGTGTAACAGTTGACCCATTGCCTGATACGCTTATAGGAGATAGAGTAATATTTCCTGCAGTATTTGATACTTGTTTAGTGCCTGTACCGGATAATGCAGTAATGCCAGTATTTATAGAAGAAGTGCCTATTAATTTCTTATTACCTGTACCTGATAAAGTAATAGAACCTACATTAATAGTACCTGTGCCTGTATCAGTTCCTACACCGCCCCCGGCAGCAATGAACTCATCAAACCCTATGTCCCAGTTTGTGCGCGTGTCACCGTCACCATCAGTTGTAAACACTGACGATAAATCAGAACCAGCGGAAATCAATACAGAACCACTTGCTAAGTGATAATCATCGTTTGCTGAATCGACAAAATCACTACTGGTTATATCAGTTGTAAACGGACTAACACCTGGCGGTGTATTTATAGCTGAATCATCAGCAGCATTGTTTGTGCTGTTTACTGTGTCAAACCTTGCCCCTGAGTAGCTTGTTGTTGCTCCAAATGACCAGCAGTTGCGAACGTCCATTAAGATGCCACCAGACGACGCAGACTGAAAGCCAGTAGTACTATTAGCTGAACCACAGTTGTAAAATCTGGGAGATTGAAAGTTATTTTGACTGAAACCTGTAACGCTGCTATATGCTAAACAGTTAGATAAAAGCGTGTCTTTCTGCATCTTAAAAAACGCATCACCGCCTATCGACTTCGCGATTACAGAATCAAGTATTGTGCCATCAATTGTTAATGCTTGTATAGTGCGTGATGTCGAACTTGTACCAGTATTTATAAGTTCAATATCACTAATCGTAGTAACACATTTGACAGTAAATAGTATTGATGCACCGGCATTACGACTAAATACTACCCCAGCTCCCGGTATCATACCGTGTTCAGCACCAGTAATAGGTCTTACAAATAACCTATTTGTAGTACTTGTTGTCGCACCAAAAATTGTAAATGTACCACCTGGATTATGAGTACCAGCTTCTACCTCGACCCCTGGACTAGCGTCATCACCTGCATTTGATATCGTTACGCTATTACCAGCTGATACCTGTACGACTTCACCACTGATAAATGTACCAGTGATGCTACCAAGCAATATCTGAGTAGACGTTACTACAGCGATTACTGTACCTGTTGCTAGACTTGTTTGTCCTGTTACAGTAGCACCAACACCAATAGTCCCAGTGATGCCGCTGTGACTAAATACCTTTGTCGTTGCTACTGTGTAATCAAACCCGTCAATGTCAGCTTCCCACGTCGTAAGGGACGAGTAGTCACCGCCAGTAGCTTTTAGAGTATTGACGTATTCAGTTGTCATTGCTGTGTTCCAGTCACCCCAACATACGACATCAACAGGTTATACAGAGCTGATTTGATCGTATCGTATTCAGTCTGCACTGCTTGAATAGCAGCAACAGATTCAGGTGGCTGAATAGTCACAGCCTTCTCTGCTATTACTGTAGCACCGTCTAGCTCTTGATAGCCCAAATGCAATCGCATGGTGTCATTGTCAAACGAAAAAGAATTTATCTTGTATGTAGATATTGTAGCGTTGAGTTGTTGTGATTGCGTTAAAAGTACAGACATTATTGCGCACCTTTTGATTTGATTTGAGTACCGTCGAAGTAATACCTTCGCTTTCTTGCAAGATTGTCAACTTCTCCTAAAGCCTTGACAAGCCTCGGTATCATTAAAGTAGCCATTCCGAATGCTTTCCTATTGCTTTCATACTCTGGCATTGTATAGACATTCTCTTGCTGATCAGTGATATCTACTTGAGCAATTCCAGTGTTCTTGTTTGCAAGCTCACCTTCACTAAAAACATGATCCGCCGGAAAGATACCGATAATATCATTTTCCTTATAGCCATTAGTCGATACGTTTTTCCTGTAATAAACTTGCTTGATCATTTTGTAACCTTTAAGCAGGTACAGTAACAGTAAGTGAAGATACGCTAACTACTTCTGTTACTGCAATAGTTACACTGGTCATATTAATATCACTATTAATTGTACCAACTGTTGCAGTAAGAACCTCAGCACCATTAGAATCTTTCATAACAGCCTTCGTAGTAGTTCCGCCAATAGCAGATGAATCATCTGTAATAGGAGATGCTGTAGCGACACCGTTAGCACTTGCTCCAAATGCAGGATTACTAAATGTCAGGGTAGCCACTACCACAGAACCAGTTGTTTGAAACTCAAGTGTACCAGCACCTGCGCCAGCATCAATTAAACCTACTATAGCATCACATGCTGCATTACGAGCCGCTACGGTTAATGTCGTCATTTTTTAATCCCTTCTCTTTTAATATAATTTCTTGCAATTTACTTGGTAAATCATCGAATTTGTCATACTTAATACTCCCATCAATATTCCTAACAATAGCAACACCTTGTATCTGTGCTTCTATATTAATCATTTCGTTAAGACTCCCCGTTGCCATATTAATTCACTGGCTTCGCAATACCTATTAATTTATCCATCATTTTCAAATAGGTTTGATCAGTTCTTAATCCTGCAGCTCTTGCAGTTAAACCACAATCCTTATCAATCTGTAAATCAACATTCTCTACAGCCCTACCACTGGCAATCCATACTTTACATGAATCCCCTGTATTAGTGTATGTATATCCAGCACAACCAGATAACATAAATATGCTTAATATAATTAATCTCATCGTGGAAATTTCCCAAATAATTCTAAAATGCTCTCTTGTATCTTATCTATTTTGTTTTCTATTGACTTAAATCGGGAATCAATATCTACTTTTTGAGTGTAGTTTCGATAAACATCATTTTTAAAATCTTCAAATTTAATATTAACTTCCTGACATTCATGGCGTACTTTTTCTTCAACACTCATAATTTTAGATAGCAGTATTCTATATCCAGTGAATATCCCTCCAATACAGAATAATGCCACCATTGATATTGCTTCCCAAGGTATAGATTTCATTTACCACATCCCATTCTTTCTTGCCTCCCCACCACCAAATAACCATGTAGAAATAAGCCAGCTTTTAGATCTAATCCATCTACCTTCACTTGCTAAGATATCTGATAAAACACTAGATGCTTGCCAATTAGTACATTTAGTTCCGTCTGCCCATTTGCCCGTATCGCATAATTTATCGTGAACCCACCATCCAGCACTCGGTATATCTATAGCATCCGTAGCACCATCAGATTTAAATCCAGCAACTAAATAAACATACTTTGAATATCTTTTACTAAAATAGGTGTAATTACGATCTAGAATATACATTCCAGATTCTTTATCAAAATGATATATAGGAATACCTGGTTTCATCTCTACCTTCCTCCAAATTCAATATATCTATTATAAAATTTTTCAGAATTTCCAGCACCCAGTCTAGTATTGTAATGCTCTTTCCAATACTCAGCTAAACCATGAATATTATTCTTATCAGGTAAAGGTTCTGGTTTTCTAAAATATATTAACCTAGCTATTGCAGTTGCATATGATAGATTGCCTATCAGATCACTAGATTTACTCAACTCAAAAGTAGCCCTATTGCTTAAAAGCATTAAAGCCTTATCTCTTAATTCTGGTCTATATTTTAAAAAGTTATCCCATACATCATCATGGGTATTAGGTTCTATTTGATACACCCCTAGAGCAGGACCATCACCTATCTGGTGCAAATACTCTAATCTAGACTCTACCAGAGCAGTACCAACTAATAAGTTCTCTGCTGCTTGAGAATACAAACCCATATAATGTAAGGCAGGGAAAATAACCAATTCTCTAAATTGATTAACGCAAAACATTAATGGAGACCAACACAACGGACATTCATATCAATACCCGTTCCTCCACTAACCTTTAAATAAATCCTACTATTCACTCCGTGACGTATTTCAAACTGCCCTGTAGACAGACTAGATCCATCTGTCATAACTCCACCATATCCTACGATATCAACAGTAGCTCCGCCTAAATTACCACTGATATAAACAATACTCTTACTCAAATTATGAATATCATTTAATACAAATGTGCCATTATCCTGGATATGCAAGTTCTTCATTATATTCCTTTAAACGTATTATATGTTTCAATAACTGCCCGCTTAATAAATTATAAGCCTATTCTAGTATAATTCCCAGTTTAAACAATGCAGTTATTCCCTAACACACTCTCCTTTAATAATCCTACTCTCAGCAACCTCTTTAATATTCTTCCTTCCAGCTTGTATTTCCACTCTCTGCTGAGCCACTAATTCTAAAGTAGCTTCTCTCAATTGCTTAATAGAATCATCTTCTTTAACATTCACATCCAAAGTAAGCTTCTGTGCTTCAGGCTGCTTCAAATGATTCAATAAACTATTCGCAGCATCACATCTAACTTTCTCACTCTTAGCAGTAGTCATCAATTCTGCCTGACAATTAATAGCTTTCTGATGTAAATCAATATTCAAAACATGAGTAGGAACAAGCGTTTGCTCCATTAACAGCATAACTAATTTACTTCTACTAAATGCACTAATAGAGGCATAAATAGTATCTTTATCCTGCCCTGCATTAACCATTCTCTTATATCTATCAGGATGGGCACTAATATAACTTTCTATATTATTCTTGCCCAGTAACCTACTGCTAACAAATTTAACAGCACTAACATAATCATTAATCTTAAACCTCCCTCCATTAAGAACCCCTGTATAACTCAGTAAATTATTCCTATATTCCTCTCTATATTCATCACTCCCTGCCAGCTCATTAATTTTATCCATAAACATCAAATCAACCCTGTTCCTATATTTAGGGGGAAGACTCTCAGTGAACTCCTCTTGACTAATCAGAGGTTCTTCTTTTTTCATTACTCCGGTAACCGATTTAGACATATATTAGTACTCTACTAGATAAACACACTTAAACCATAAACCATGAATATTAACTTAGCAATGGTAATGGGCACTTCGGGCTGACGCCCTACGTGCCAAAATACCTTAAAACTAAACCCTAATTTTTTAGAAATTTTTCTTAAAAATTTATTTTTCCTAGATAGTAAGAGGAAGATATCCTTTATACCCTTAAAGGGTAACTATTAAAAATAGACCATGAAAACCAGTAAAAGTAACCATTTTGGTACTGCTAGAAAATAATAATTTTATATAAGTTCGGGTTTTCACACGAAATAAAATTTATATATAGCCATCGGGTTTTTAGAAAAAATAAAATTTGTACATAGCTTGTGTACTGTTACACAAGGAACACACAAAACAAATACACCCCCCCCTGATACACGGGCTACGCCAGGCAAGGAATCTTCCATCAATTACAGAGGTACATATCATGAACATATTCAAATCTATCGGCATAATCCTTGGCTCATTCACCAGTACAGCAGTAACCAGCTTAGAGGCTGTCGAAAATGTAGCCAAGCTCGCTCGGAATGCAACAGAGCAAATGTTGGACGAGCAAAAAAGGGAGCATGAATTGGAGATGCAAAAGCTGGATAAGGCTTTGAAATCTAAATAAATAAATAAATGAGCAACCTTCGGGTTGCTTATTTTTTCACAAATACACCTACACAATAAGACAGTACCTAAAGGTACCCCATTTGCTCTACGTCAGCCTCAAAAACATTTCCTACCCAACCACACCAACCTCATACATAAAGCCCAGCAAAGCATATTTGTGGCGGTGTAAACACCACCACTAGTACATACAACAGCACGAGCAATCAAAGATTGATCTCAATCACAACCATACAAAAATTCACTGACTCTAGTGGAATGAAAAAGAATATCTATGCAATATTTAGACCGATTGCTTTTACACTGGTAAGACCTCAACTGTCCTCGTGGTTTGGGCGTGTAACTCACGACGCTACGCGGGGGAAGGAATAGGAATCCTCTTATTCCACCTTCACATTTAGGAGATACATCATGGCTTTTACAACTAATTCCAAGAACAAAAACGATAACTTCGAGAAGGCACCTGCATTCTTGAATGTTAAACTTGTGAACTCTAAGGGCAAATCATTTGTTCTTAAGTGTGTAATCCCATTATATGAGGATAATGGGTTACATGCAGCGATAATGGAAAAAGCGAAAGCCGATCCAGACGCTGTATTCCAACTGACAGGTCTTGTACATTTCGTCACGGAAGATCCCTCAGAGTTCGACCTTTAGATCAATAAAATAGAGTCATCCTAATAGATGACTCTATTTTTTTTTGGATTTTCTCTTAAGGAAATAGTAATCAGTCTTTTTGGATTTTCTGCTAGAGAGATAGTAACTAACTTCGCTTCGCGGGGGGTGGGTATATTTCAAACCAGGAGAAAATGATGGAATTAGTAGAAGAAATTAAAATACTACAACA